GCATTTATAGTAGACTCGTAGAAAACTGTTCCATTCTCAGTTGAACCATTAATGGTTTCTGTGAAATCAGAAGTTCCTCTGGTCAAGTCAAACTGATAAAATACACCATTACCACTTAAGTCAGTAATTTCACCTGCGGTTTCAGTTACTCCACTTTCTGGTAATGAGCCAGACAGGATATACAATGTTTTGATTCCACCTGCGTTATCGCGGCATCCAAGGGCAAAGCCCGAATTAATATCACATGACATCTTATATCCTCCTTTTAGTTATCAGTTATTATAAATTGTTAGTCACCCAGTATTCTGGGAATGCTACTTGTACACCTAATTTGGTTACAATTCTGTGTTTCAATTGGTCACCATTGATGTCATACCATAATTGGAAGTTATCCAAATCAGATACTAAATCAGTACCGATTACGATATGTCTTGCTGGACCTGTTACGATTCGGTTAGTACCTTGTAATCCAACAGTACCTACGATTGTAAGGTTAGCAAATGGGTGTCTCATTGACATTAAAGAACCTCTGTTCTCAACCGCTGCTGGGTCAAAGTAGAAGTTGTTTGCTTTTCTCAATCCAACGATGTATTTTCTAAAGTTAGGAATTGACATAAATACTGTCAAATCATCTCTATCTTGTACATCAACTGCTAAAGATTCTAGTTGTTCATCAACGATATCAAGTAAGTTATCAGATGTTGGAGCTGATGAAGATACAAAAGTTGCACCTGAACCAGAAGCCAATAAAGTGTTTAGACCATTAGTACAATCTCCAGCTGCAGTAGTTGCAGTCCAGATAAACTCATCATTTTTCTTTTGGAAGTTAGCTACCAATTGAGAAGTATATTCTTCTACAAATGCATAAGTTTCAGGGTAAGAACCATTTGGTCCTAACAACCCGATGTATTTAGAATCTAAATCTCTAATACATAGTCCATCGTGTGAACTTCTTTGACACACTAGAATATCTCTTTGTGTGTAAGTTACTGAACCTGAAGGTGTAGTTACACATCCTTGTCCGTCTTGGATTACTAAATCCACTTCTTGTAAGTTAAGAGGTTCTTTATATTTGATTCCCTCTTTTACAGTCACATATTCTGCAGTTGAACCAGCAATAACCGATTTTACTAGTAATTCACCAGCAAGTTCGTTATTGAAGTTATCAAGAGCAGCTACATTAAATCCTGCCATAATTAATTTCTCCTTTTAGTTCTTCTTACGAAGTTTCAACAATCTCTCAAACTGTGCTTTCTTTTTAGCATCAGCTGGGTTATAAGATATATCAGTTGAAGTTTCTCTACCGTAAGTTGATTTTTTGTTAGTAATTGTTTTTTCAGTTGCTGGTGCAGCGTTGAACTGTTCCTTAACTGTGTTAATTTCACCCATTAATTCTTCTTTCAAAGCGGTGAATTGTTCTTTGAATTCTCCTCCAATCATTTGGATTAGAGCTTCGTGTAGTTCGTTGATGTTAACATCTGAAGATTCTCCTTCGAATTCTTCTTCTGTTGCTTCAACTTCCTCACTCATTTCTTCTTCACTTTCTGCTTCAACTTCTGTTGCTGATACTTCGGTAATTACACCTCCTTCCGTCTCGATGGTAATATCACCCGCTAAAGCGTGTTCTCCATCCGGTGCAGGGATGTTTCCATCCTCAGTAACAACGAAAATCTCAATTCCTGCAGTCAACTCCTCACCTGGATAAGATAAGGTTAGTTCACCATCAGCAGTTGTGATTTCGCCAAAAGTTTCTTCAGTAGTTTCTTCTGCTAGGGTTTCTTCAACAACTTCTTCAGATGCAGTTTCTACTACTTCTTCTGATAATTGTTCTTCAACAACAGTTTCTTCTACTTCGGGAGCATCTACTAAATTGAAATGTTTTTTCACTAATTCTTTTAGTGCGTTTTTCATAATAAACTCCTTTTTGGTTATTTAATCTGTGATTCAAACGAACCTATCTCAGCCTTTGAGTCAACAACTACCAACGTTTTACCATTAGTCAACTTGTATTCTCCATCTGGCATTATAGCCTTTCGTTCTCCATCTTCTAAAATAAAAACAACATATGATTTTTCATCGATGACTATTTCAGTTCCACCATCTGTTGTTCTATAAAAGAATCTTTGTTTAGATGAGTTAATCATATAATCAGCGAACATCCCCTCGACTGAGAATCCCGACACCAATCCAGTCTTAACATAATCTTCCCAAACATCCTTATTTCTTACTTTCATTATACCGAACCAAGTACCTTTATCGTACTTTTCTCCAGTCAATGAATATGATTTATCTTTTTCTGAATCATCCACAAGCCAAGATTCAACTAATGTAATATCTTTTAGTTTCTCTTCTTCTGAATGTTCGTAATTTACTTCTCCTTGGTATCCTTGTTCCAAGTATTTGTATGATATCTTCTCAATGGTATCTGGTGAAAAATATACATAATACTCACCATTAAAATCATCATAACGATAGATGAGTTTATTTGGAACCATTAAAGGACCAGCAATCAATTGTTTTTCTTTATTTGCTTCTGCAAAGTTAGAGGTAATGGTATTTGATGTCTGTGCTACATCTGCTCCATTAGGATTTCTGTTCATTGTAGGAATTGGATTCTTTGATGTTGCTGCATCTACTGATTCTTCAGTTTGTTCAATCTTCTTTCCTTCTTCATTCTTGAACAACTTTAATCTCTGCCACCAATGCCTGCATCCATATGAACCTTTGTAGGTAAAAATATCATAAATTCCAAACTCACTATTCTCTCCTTGAACTGTAAGATTGTTTATATCTTCTTTTCTGTATATAAGGTTTGCCTTTCTCATTTTAGAACAGAAAGTTCTGTTCTTTGCATCTAAAGGACCTTGGTAAGAATATCTGATTTGGAATTTACCATAATCCTCAAGGGAAGAAAGCTCAGGTTTAGAACTTATAGCGAACTCCTCTTCACCTACTTCTTCTATAAGCCAGCCTTGAGCTTCTAATTCTTCCCTAGAAGCTCCTACCTCTAAGAGTTGTTCTAAGATAGCATCTTGTCTATCTTGTGGTAAATCTTCTATATAATTTGTGGAAAAGTAATCATCTAAGATTAGTTCCAATACATCTTCATCTGAATAGTTAGATTCTTTGTATTCTTCCTGTAATTTTTTTCTATTAATCTCATCTATTTGAGATTTAAAATACATAAATGGTAATTCAATTGCAGGTGATTGCACAAGTGAAATCATATCCACACCTGATTCCAAATCTGCTTCTTCAATATCAAGTTTTATTATACGGGGTGATTTTAACATAAGTTTTCCTTATATACTTTATAGTATTATATAGATAAAACCTATTTGGTTGGGGGTTATTTAATATAAGAATAGGATTTACCATTTACTACGCTACTCATTGAACCTTTACCAATTCTAAACATTTTACATAACTGAGATAAATTATACATTCCATTTGGAATTTTACAATGTCTTGATTTTGTTTTAAAATAGTGTTTTCTAATAAATCTGACATCTTCTTCTGTAAGTTTTTGTGTACTACCTGGTTTTCCTTTATTAGCTTTTCTAATTTTTTCTTTAGTTTCCTCTGAGCATGGAATACCTAATCTTGGTTGTTTACCTTTGTTAGCTAAACTTATCTTTTTTTTAGTTTCTTCTGAGCATGGAATACCTAATCTTGATTGATTACCTTTATTAGTTTTACTTATTTTTTCTTTTGTTTCTTCAGTTCTTGGTATTCCTTTATTCCAAGGTAAATTACCAACAAGAGATTTACTAATTTTTTCTATTGTTTTTTTAGTATGTTTTTTATTAAACATTGGATTAGTTGCATAATGATGATTACTATCCCTTTTACCAAAGTATTGTAATTGTAGTTCTATTTCTCTATCACCACATTTCCAAGGACAAGTATAAACTTCAAGTAAATTCCATTGTAAATATGTTCTACATCTTATAGCTGGTCTATAAGTTGCACCAACTTTAGGTGTACCATCTTTTTGTATTGCATAATAAACGTAGTGTAATTCCATATTATTATAATTTGTATTACAAATATACGAAAAATTTATGAATTATCCAAATAATTTAGGAAGTTTTTATCCAGCGAGAACTCTTCTATTCTTAATTTTGGCGTCAGCTTCTAATGCTGTTCTAGTATCTCCCGCAGTTACATAGGTTTGAATACAAGGTTGCGCATCAATTTCTTGTATTGCATCAGCATTCTGAACATTTGCAGTTGAAGGAGTAGCTCCTCTTGAACCAATACTTGGTGTTCTTGGCATATCTACTGGACCACCTACACCTTTACCAGCTTTCTTAGCTCCTCTTACGGCAGACACAACTGCACCGATTATTCCTGCTGCTTGAACTGCATATGCGATTAGTAAGGGTATGTTTTGTGGGAAGCCGATAGAAGCAGTTTTAGCTGTACCTGCGGCAATTGCAACTGTTGATTCACTTGCCTTTAAACTAGCAAAAGTAATTGTAGCTTTAGCTTCAGCAATTAATTCTTTCGCAAGTAGAACTTGTTTAGCAATCAATGCTGCTCTACCTACTGTTGATTCAGCACCTGCAATTGCAATTACATTATCTAATGAATTCTGTCTTGCCATATCCAACTTCTGTTGTAGAACCATATTTGCTTGGATAAATGCTTCTCTTTCTTCTAAACTTCTTTTATCAATGATTGCCTTGTTGATTGCTGCACCTGATTCAACTTCTATCTCTGCAGTTTTTAATTCTTGTAATCCAGC